TTCTGCAAAGGTTAAACCTAGGTTGTGATTAAATTGATTTCTTTGTATATACCCAAACCATTTTATAATGCTTGTATTGGTGGTTTCCGTATCACACACACGTAAAACCTCATCTACAAAGTGGTAAATATATTTAGCACCGTTTATACCTGCTAGTGTTGGATTTATTTTTCTATTGCTCCAACCATTGTTTGTAGCCGTGTAATCTGTAGTGGCGTTATTAGACCAAATATCTACACCAGCCGCATTCGTGCTTGTTCCTCTTTCGCCTAATGCACACATTTTATCACCAGTAGATCGAATAACTCGTATAGTGGGATTAACACTGGTATCGTCTTCGTTTGTAATGCCAGTTCCTTTTAATACATAATAAACATCCCTATCCCCAAACGTCAAAGTTGTTCCACCGGAAACGTTTGATAATGTTGGGTCTGATATTTCAAAAGTAGCAGGGTCGCTTGTCTGAGTTACTGAAGCAACATACGATCCGGTTTTTATGTGGGTTCCGCTTACAGACATTCCAGCGGTTATATTTGTATTCGCACCATCCATTATAATTGTTGTCGTTGGGGTAGGCAATGCGGAAGACCTTGTGTTATCCGTAAATGTACCACCTAATCCAGAGCCACTATTTAGATTATCTACGACCTGAGCAACTAAAAAGATGCCATTATTTTCTTCTGTACCTGTGATCTTTACTAAATCACCAACCTTAATTAGACTACTGGTAAAGATAGTACTTATGGTAGAGGTTACACCACCTACTAGCTTTAAGTATGAAGTTGAAGGTACTGGCATCTATAAACCACTTCCTTGCTCCGGTGCTTGCGTACTACCGTCTGGATTTGTAGCGACCTGAACAAAGGCTATATTACCATCACTTGTACCAACAGTTAAAGTTGTGCCGCTTTTGGTCTCTGTAATTGTTTGATCTGCATCCTTGCTATGATCTGATTCAAAATAGAACAATCCAAAACCCCCTAAAACCGTATTACCAACAGAAGGAATGTATTGAGTTAAATTAGTAGAGCCATCAGAGTCTTCAATGTGATTGTACAATCCACCAGCAGTTTTTATTTTTCCCAATGCATCAATAGACATATTCTTAATAAAAGAATATTGCCTGTCTGGTAAATCCCTAGGGTCTTTACGGTTATTTATACCACCAGACCAATCATTAATTTTGTATATCTGCTTAGGCATTATTTACCTTTAAATACACCTTCTAACATATCTGTCATTACATCAACTAATTTTTCAAAAAGCTCCTGCTCTTTTTCTTCGTTGATCCAAGGTATATTTACCTTCTCGTTAATTTTTGTAGCTAAATTTTTTGTAAACTCATCAGATGCTAAATGCTTCATAGCTTCGTCTTGCATCTTATCTGCTTGCTCTTCAGCTAGTTTTACTAGCATTTCTTTCATATTCATTTAACTTTCCTTTATTTTCTTGGTTTTTAAATATAAGTAATAAATCTGTACTGAAAACATTATACACATAAGAACACCAGACAGTAAATCTGTCCAATATACAACTCCTAAGCTTGTGCTTAGGCCCGTTACCTTTAAACTATCCATTAGTGTTTTCCATTTATTCTACTAAGTGAACCTTTTATCTCAGACACTTGATTATCTAAGTCGTTAATCTCTTTTGTAAGAGCATCAAATTTTCTATCTAGCTTATCATCACTGGCATTCCATCTCGTAATAAGTTTGATAATCATACCCTCTGTATTTTCTAAGGTCTCTGACTGGCCCTTGTTTTCTACCTTTAGATTTTCAAGAGTTTCTTGTTGTTGTGCTGATTTATTACTAAGTGACACGACTAAATATACAAACATTGCACCTACAACGCCTATCATTCCCGCTTCACCGTATAACTGTAAAAAATCCACTCTTACCCCTTAACGCATTTTAAAAATTGTTCTATAATTCTTTTAATGTTTTTTTGATTACCTTGGTTTCTCGCTAGCAATACAAGAGTTTTTTCCCTGATTAATGCCTCTTGTAATTCACTCATTTTTTCTTACGCTTTCCCCAGCTTAATGGATTAATGTTAAATTCCTTTTCGTAGAAGGCTACTTTTTCTGCCAGCTCTTCTCGTTCAACCCGTTCCTCCACGATATGCTTATCAAGTAAGCTCCCAATTTGTTCAGTTTGAGTAGTAACGCTATTTTCAAGTCGTCTAATCCTTTCTTCAATCTGCCAATAACCATAGACCAACATTCCGATAAGAACTGCAATTTGACCAAGCCACTTAAGGTTAATGCTAACAATGGCGTTATCATCAAGCACAGTAGCACGATAACTTCTGGCGGTATCTGGTTTGTCATTCACTTGACCTCGACTTTTTCCCAATCATTATGTAAGTAGCACCAATTAGAATGACTAGACACACGACCATGATACCAATGTGTAATTGAATCAGCACCTACAATCTCTATAAACACTGTATTTGTAAATTCTTCCTCTTCCCCTATTGGTATGTTTGCCACTATCCACCCTTGGCTTGTGCAACTGTGAATTGCTAGCATAACTAATAGGAATACTATAACTCGTATGTACAACTTTAAAATCTCCGTTCTTTAATTTTTTTATTACTTTGTTCATAATACCATCCACCATGCAATTCCTGTTTCAACAATAATATCAGCCATAGTATTATATGCCCATGCTTTTTTTGTACCATAGGTTTCTTCATCACCTTCAATAAGCCACTCAACAATTTCCCATAACACACCTATAATAAATACACCCATCACACACCAAAAGTCTGTCCAACTTAACCATTGAAATACCTTACATAAGAAAGCTCCAGCGGCTAAGTGATAAGCAGTCCAACCATCTAATTGACCTGTGTTGTATTGCCAAGATACTAATGTTGCTAAAGGATTTTTCATTTGGATTGTATCATGTGATTTACTAATTCATGTTTACCTACTAACATTCTTCCTGTACCCCCACCGTGTTCATCTTCACATTTGTCAACATAAGCCTGTTCAATCGTATCCCAACTATCACTTCTCTGTATAACTTCACCATTAAATGTTAAAAAGTATTTATATCTAGAAGGATAAGTCAGGGTCTCTGTTGTACCATCTGGGTATTTCTTTGTACGAATAGAACTAGGAGTTGTATTGCGATATAACTGTAAATCATGACCCTGAGAACTTTTCCTTATTAACATCAGCTTACTTCAGCCTCTACCACTTCAGGCTCTAAAGCTTTTTTAAGCTCCATTACACCTTTCTGATGTTTTTCTACAAATACCTTTTCACACTCAACTAATTGCTGACGCATAAAAGCATTCGTATTCAGTTTATTCTGAACATCACTTACATGATTTTGGTACATAGCAACTTCTCTTGCTAGTTCCTTTTGTGAATCAGTCATATCCTCGATTACATATTCTTTACCATCGAGATTCAAGACTGGCTTTTCTTTTTCTTTTTTAGCCATTATTGACTCCTTGTTTGTTAATTAAATTATTTTACAAAGTACATTTCAACTTTATCTGAAACGTCTTTCATTTTTATCCAATTACTTGCAACTGGTTGCCCTTTAGTTATTGGTATCTGACCAAGTAAACCAATCAAACACCATTCGTCTCTTTCTGTACGATTTATATATTCTTTTGTTGGGTCATAATCTGGATTTAATTTTTTTCTTTTTTGTTTTGATTCTATTTCTATTACATCTTTAGGGACTGTTAAATCAGATGGTATCCTATCAGAATGAAAAGAGTATTTTTTGTAATATTTTTTATCAACCTCTACACAAGTAATTCCTTGTATATTTTCTTTTAAAGATTTCTCGTAAACATCTTTAGACACCTCTTCTTCCCATTTTTTCTTTTTATAATCTTCTAAAATAATTTCATCATAATCTGTAGTTAAATATTTTGCATGATATATAGTTGTTTTTGCATTAGAAACAACAGATGGTGCAGATTTAGGTCTTACTACGCCCATTGGAGTATCCCCATCAGAACAAACTACAATTTTATCTCCATCAAGTTTAACTGTAGAACCTATCGCTATTGCCTTACCATCTTTACTTTCAAAATACTCTGCATAGTCAGGAGCGCCTGAGAAATCACCACTATCAAAAGTAGCAACTCCAGCAGGGTAAGTAATCTGATGAACTATATCGCTGTTTTCACCATCATAAAACATTTGAAAATAATCCGTTCCCGCTGCACCAGTACCAGCTCCTTGCATATTTAAATAGTTTCCATAAATCCTTTGTGGAGATTCATCGCAATCTATATAAGTCTGAAGACCAAAAACGTAATCAATGCTTCCAGTTGCAGTAAGATTTATATCCGTAAGTATTCCTGAAAGATTACCAGCAATAGCTCCACCATCTTTATCAATTACATTGTATATTCCGTTAACATGCTCATCAATCGTTCCATCGTCAATGTTTACATTATTCCAAATGCCATGTAGATTATTACAGTTTCCATTAGTTTGAATAGTTTGATTTTGCAATCCAACAAAAGAAGAAGAACCAGTTGCTCCAGTTGTCATAGTTGAAGAATTGTATATTCCACCTAATACTCCATATGTATCAGAATGATTCCAATTCATTTGATTGTAAATGCCTTGATAATCGTCACCAGTATTACTATCTCCACCAGTTTTAGTAACTATATGATAAAAACCTCTATATGAATCTGCTGTGCTTAAAGAAGATTCTTGAATATCAATGCCAAGACAATGAACTTTAGCGCCTTTATCTTCTGACATATAAACATCAGTTACAGAACTATTACCAAGTGTTACTGAATTATCTGCTTGTCCTATTGCACTTGCACCTATAACAGTTTGATTAGATGCACTATCTGCACTACCTCTTGCTTCTTTACCAATCATGGTATTATTAGAGCCTGTAGTAATGTCATTTGTGCCTTGATTTCCAGCCCTTGAACCCACAAAAGTGTTTGCTATTCCTGTTGAGACATCTGCTCCAGCTTCAAAGCCTACTGCTGTGGTTTCACCATTTCCAGCAGAAGTATTTAATGTAGTTAAAGCCTTATACCCTATCGCTGTATTTCTTGAACCATCATTTTCAGTTTTTAAACTTTCAAATCCTACTGATGTATTACCAGCTCCAGAAGTCAATGCTAAAAGCGAATTTCTTCCTACGGCTATGCTCCCATCTGCACCAGAAGTTACGTTTCCACTTTCCATAGCACCACTACCTATAGCAACAACACTATCTACATCGGTAGAAGCAGAAAGAGCAAAATATCCTAATACTACATTATGGTCACCTGTCGTAAGGGCATCTGCTGAGTTTGTTCCCACTACAACATTAGCTACTGCATCATTTGCCGATAAACCTGCATTGTGACCTATAAAGGTATTGTTTATAGTACCACTCGCTATTGCATTACCAGCTTTATAGCCCAAAGTGGTATTTGAACTTGTACTGTTTTGCCCTCCTGTACCACCAGCATCATTATTACTAAGTGAGATTCTGGAGTTGGCATCCAGTAGAAGTTGTCCAGTTCCATTACCAACAACGACCTCATCACTACCATTAATTCCTATTAAATATGCTTCTGTAGATGCATCTGACTCCATACCTTTTAAATATAAATTATTATCTTTAATTAATATATTGTCACCAGCAATAGTTAGTTTATTTCCAGACGTAACAGTAGTTCCAATACCGATATTTTGAGCATTATCAATGTGCATTGCCTGTGTACCAGTTAGAACATTTGTATCGTTACCCGTAAAAAATCGTATTTCTTCAGCAGAATTATGTGCTGAGTTTCCACCACCTATATCAACTCTATTTGTAGAATTATTGCTAAAACTTTGCATCATTAAAAAGCCTTTGGGTTGTCCACCTGAATCCCATTGACTTGATGTTATTACTGCATTTTTATTTGTATCATCTGCTAATGTATCTGTTAGGTTTAATGTTCTTGTTCCTACAATGTCCATTTTAGCTACTGGAGAAGCAGTTCCAATACCAACCAAACCAGCATTAGAAATTGCTATACCATCTGTGTTACTAAGGCTATTACTTGCATTGATTCTATAAGTTTCATCCGTATCTCTATAGCCTTGTATAAATTGAACAGTTCCAGACTCATCTTGATACTCAATAAAGCCCCATCCACCACTACCTTCTACTGATAACCTTATTCCAACATTAGTATCAGAAAGATTTAATCCTGTTCCATAAGATAATGCTGGATTTGCAATTCCGATACCAATATTACCTACACTATCTATTCTCATACGTTCAGTAACAGAATTAGCTCCATCAGCAGTTGTTGAAAAAACAAGTCTACCGGGAACATCATTAGAACCCGGAGTACCATCAATAGCTCCTTGAATAGATGCAGAAATACTATTTCTATCTGTTCCATCTGCTGGAGCAAATAATATACTTCCTATAGCATCATCATCTTGAACAATAGTATCAGAATTGACCGATGTGCCTCTGGATTTAGAAAAAGTTAAATATCCAGCATTAGCAGAATTAGAATTTCTTGTAATGCTTACCGAACTTGTTTCATGGGTAGTACCTTCAACTTGTAATCGAGAAACTCCTCCACCAGCAGATTCCATAGTTGAAATTCCAATACCAACCAAACCTCCAGATGTAATTCTCATCCGTTCAGCTTTAGAACCACCAGTTGCTTCTGTTTGAAATGCTAAATACGCTGAATCTGTTTGTCCATCATGTTGAGAAATAATTGTAGCTAAATATTCATCTCCATCTGATGCTCCAAAGTTTATTGCTCCTAAAACGCTACCTGTATCAGCAGAGGTTCTTTGAAGTAATACTTGTGAACCGCTTGTTGCTTTCAAATGCAATAATTGGTTTGGAGAATTTTCACCAATTCCAATATTTCCAGAGCTGTCTATTCTCATACGTTCTGTAGCGGCCGCTGATGTGTTTGTAGAAAAAACTAAAGCAGTAGAATTATTGTCAGCCGCAAAAGTAGCCTCAGCTTCACCAGCTATTGAAGCTCCTACCAACTGAGAGTCACTTCCATCTGCCTCACTAGCGGCTAAAAACTCTATCCTTCCAAGTTGGTCATTATCAACTATAGTTGTTTCAGAAGTTGTTAATTGTAACGTTCCTGCTGGTGTAGCACCTGTTCCAGTAGAACCTAATATTTGAACTATCCCTTGTATCTGTTCATCGAATGTATTAGTAGCACTACCCTGTACAGTTAAATCGCCTGTAATGGTAACATCACCTGAAATTGTATTGCTACCACCGAGGGATACGTTTAGTCTATTATTTGATGTGTCCAGTACAGCGTTTAACGCTTCTTGAGAGGTTACTGAATTTGCTGTGATTGCATCACCTGAAGAATCGAGTAGTACCTTGTTTAGTACTTCTTTTGTAGTGAATTGGTTTGCCATAATCTACCCT